AGCGAGACTACGGCACTGATTCCGACCCCTTTGCCAACGTCCGAGCAAGCGAAGACTTCGGCATTCCGGCTTGGATGGGGTGCCTGATCCGCATGAACGACAAGGTTCAGCGGTTGAAGACGTTCTGCAAGACCGGGGAGCTGAGCAACGAGGGGGTGGAAGACTCCTTCCGTGACTTGGCCGTCTATTCGATCATCGCGTTGTGTCTCTTTAGGGAGCATGACAAAGCCACATTGCGGGCACCAGCAGTATGGGAGAAAGACCATGCCCTCGGCAGATAAAGTCAACAACCTCGTCGTAGTCTCGGACACCCACTGTGGGTGCCGTCTGGGCCTGTGTCCTCCCGGTGGCGTCTTTATGGACGAAGGGGGCATGTACAAGCCCAGCAGGCTGCAAAAGAAAATCTGGAATATGTGGAGGGAGTTCTGGGATGACTTTGTACCAATGGCGACACGAGGGGAACCGTACGCAGTTGTCTTCAACGGAGACATCGTCGACGGAGTCCACCACGGAAGCACAACACAAATTAGTCACAATCTTGAAGATCAGGCAGCCATCGCCTACGAGTGCATGGCACCGGTGGTGGAAGGGTGCGAGGGACGCTACTACCACATTCGTGGGACAGAGGCTCACGTGGGCAAGTCGGCTCGTGACGAGGAAAACCTCGCCAAGCGACTCGGAGCCATCCCCAACGAAGAGGGGCAGCACGCAAGGTGGGACTTGTGGAAAATGTGCGGACCAAAGCTCGTGCATTTCTTACACCACGTCGGTACCACATCTTCGGCTGCTTACGAAGCCACGGCAGTGTTCAAAGAACTCATCGAAGAGTACGTAGAGTCTGCCAAGTGGGGCCGCAGGCCGCCTGATGCCATCGTCAGGTCTCACAGGCACCGCTACATTATGTGCGAAATACCAACTGGCAGGGACGCTTCCGTTCGCAAGGGGCGGACATCCACAGGGCATGCTATCGCAGCCGTGACTGGATGCTGGCAGGGCAAGACGCCCTTCGTGTGGAAGATCGCAGGCGCGAGACTCACCACGCCGCAGTTTGGCGGGATTGTCGTCAGATATTCTGACGAAGAACTTTTCGTGCGGAAGAGAATCTGGACGGTAGAAAGGTCGCGGGTGGAGTAATGGGATGGCCGGACCTCGGATTCTTTGTAGCTATCGTGGCGATTGCCGTTCTGCTTAGCAGGCTCATGGTTTACTGGGAGGAACTGGATGCCGCGCGCAAAAAAGATTCACGTGAACATGCACGTGATCAGGAAGAACACCAAGGAGGGGACAGCGGACCCCCCGATAACAGTGAAGGTGGGTAAAGAGAACCACTACGGATCAGAGGTGTACATCTGTGGCTCATCTTCGCTGAGGTACAGCCCTCACAAGCCCTTGCTCTCCTGCGGGGCTAGGTTGATACTGGAGTGCAAATGTCAGGTCGTCATAGATGGGGAGGTCATCGAATGAGAGGCCGAGCGATGAGTAGTGAACGAATAAGAAACTGCCCCTTGTGCGGCCAACAGCCGGACCTCAAGGAAAACTATACGGTCGTCGGTGGACACCTGTTCAGTGGCGTTGTCTGCACAGGCTGCGGACTGGCAGGCCTGAACTTCTCCACTCAAGGTGGAATAGACATGTGGCAGGAGATGGTCCGTGAGTGGGAAGAAGACGAACGAAGAGACGGACAGCCCGGAGAAGAAGAGGCTGGCGACTATCAAGAGGAGGAGCCAGAGGGCTATTTTCCCGAATGACATAAGCTGGCTGATTGATCAGGTCGAGTCTCTGTTCAAGGAAAAAGACGAGTGGGAAAAGAAGGGCGAAAACTAGGCCTGATGGCATTGGTGCTTTTTCACTCCTTCATAGTCTGGGGGAACATACTGTCCTTCTTTATCGTTCCTTTCGCTGAGCCTTGGTATGTCTCGATACCGGTCACGTCGGTAATACTGATACTGACCTTTTCCAAGGTTATCGACTGCCCACTGACAAAACTGGAAAACAAGCTCCGAAAAGACCTCGGGATGAAGCGGATCGGTGGATTTTTCGGACACTACTTCTTGAAACCGTGGAGGAAAGCGTGGCAAAAGTCCAAATGATTACTTTTGATGAGCTGGAAAAGGCCCTCGGAAGAGCCGACCGGGGCGGGAGAGAGGTCCCTGAGGGCTTCATGACGTCGAAGGAGTGGGCGAAGGAGTGGGACGTGAGCGTCCGCACGGCCCAGATGCGGATCTCCGACGCCACAGAAGCGGGCATGGTGCATATGCGGAAATTCCGCAGAAAAAGCATGGATGGAGGGAACTATTACACGTCGCACTACAAGATAGTTCCCAAAGAAACCAAGTAATTCCTTATTTATCGAAAAATAAGGATTGACTCTCGGCATCAGCCTCCTATTATTCTGTCAGAACGCCCGGAACGCCGGGCTGCTCTTTGACAAATTGGGAGGAAACCAATGAATGCTTTGAGAGACGCTCTCAAAGTCGTGGACAATCTGCGGCTTGAGGGCGACGACTGGGCAGTCAGGGCCACACTTAAGGCCCTGATTGCCGTGTACGACGCGAGATGGAAGAGTGAAAACGCCTCGTACGACGTACGAGAGTGTGAAGTCACCCTCTCCGCTCCGATGTACAACCTGAATTCGGGGCGTGTGAGAAGGTCGCACGTCATTGCCGGAAAGATCGACAAGATCGTAGACACGGTGGGAAACGCCATGCATCTTACGATCTTCGATCACAAAACAACCTCGTCCGACATTTCGCCAGAGTCAAACTACTGGCGGCAACTCAATGTCGACACCCAGCCTAAGCATTACATGCTCTTGGCTAGGACGCATGGTTATCCGGTCAGCAGGGTGGTTTGGGACGTGGTGAAAAAGCCGGGTCTCAAGCCAAAGGCTTTGACAAAAGCCAATTGGAGGGAGGCTGTTGAAGAGGGAACATATCTCGGGCAGGGGATTAGCTCAGACGCCATAGGTGCCTGTGCCTCTGCTCTCAAATATGAGAACGAGGAACTCTTCGGCAACAGGGTCTTGCTGAAACTCAAGGAAGACCCTGAAAAGTACTTTCAGAGAAGGTCGGTCACCCCTCTGATGCAAGACCTTGCTGACCACTCGGAAAACATGATCGACGTGAGCTACGATATGGCGGAATCGCGAAAGCGGTACCGCAGTACGGGCAGGGTTGTGAAAAACTCCGGTGCGTGTATGAACTACAACACGCCCTGCAAATTTCTCGGCGTTTGTTCTGGCCATACCAGTCTTCTGGATCATGGCTGGAAGAACCGAGAACATGTGTTCCCCGAGCTTCCAGAGATTGAGGGGAAGTACGGGAACAAGACGGTGGTGACTCACAGTAGGGTCAGGACTTTTCAGACCTGCCCCACTAAGCACCAGTATCAGTACGAGGATGGTTACTATCGCGACCAAGAGGTCGCGAGCCCTGCCTTGTACTTTGGAACGGTCTGGCACGACATCATGGATGCGTGGTGGACCGCAAAGAAGGGAGGAGCTGATGAATAATTGGCTCAAGAAGATTACGGTGGACTACGATGAAATGCGACCGTCGTCGATGATCATCATGGGTCCACCGGGCGTCGGGAAAACCAGCCTCGCGGGAAACATCCCCGGAGCTGTCGCGATGCCTTTTACTCAGGAGAACTCCTTTGCTCTCCTGAAGAAAAGCGGGGCGGTACCGTCAGACTTGGCGATCCTGCCAGCTCCGCAAACTTGGGATCAGGCACTGGAAATGATCGAGGAGCTTACCACTGGTAAGCACTCGTACAAGTGCTTGGTCATTGACACGTTGTCGTGTCTGGAGAACCTCTGTCACACTTCGGTCTGCAACCGTGAATTTCACGGGGACTGGGGTGACCGGGGTTTTCAGGCCTATCACAGGGGCTATGAGATTTCCCTTGCCGACTGGCGGGAGATGCTCAACGCTCTGGATAGGCTTCGGGACGAGAGGGGAATGAGCGTCGTCATGCTTGAGCATGTCCATGTGAAGCCCTTCAAAAACCCCGAAGGTGGCGACTATGATCGCTACCAAGCGACCTGTCATCCAAAAACTTGGATGCAGACACATCGGTGGGCGGACGCTGTCCTGTTCTTCAACTACTACGTTGAGGTGGACGAGTCCGGCAACCGTGCGAAAGGGCGTGGAGGTCACGCCCGAGTCTTGTACACACAGTACACGGCTGCTTTTGACGCCAAGAACCGCTTCGGGTTGGACCCGGAGATCGAAGCGGGTAACTCCGGTAAGGAGGCTTGGGAAAATCTCCGGTCAGCTATCGCGGGCGGATTGCTCGCGACGAAGGAGGATGCCTAATGGCATTTTACGAAGAGGGTCTCTACGAGTGTGAGATCCGCAAGCAGTTCTTTTCTCAAAACAAGAAAGGAACGGAATACTTCGGGTTGTCAATCTTCCCGAAGACGCGACTGAAGGACGACCAGCGAATACCGCAGGACGGCCCTCACGAGCGGACTGTTTTTCTCTGGACTAACAGTCCGGAGAACGTCGAGAGAACCATCGAGCAATTGAAGGCTCTCGGCTGGAGTGGGGCTGGTGGATTCACCGGCCTCAATCCGGATGCACAGGGCTACTTTTCCTTTGAGGATCAAGTAGTCCAACTGCGTTGCACTCATAACGAGGGCAACGATGGGAAGGTCTATGACTCTTTCCAGTTCCCTATCCTGTCGTCGGGGGGTAAACGCTCCCCGGAGAACGATGCCGATATCGCAAAGCGATTGGATCGTCTCTACAAGGTTGGGAAGAATGCGACGAAGAAGGACCGAGCAAGTGACTCGGTCGACGAAGAAGTGCCCTTCTAACGAAAGGAAAACCCATGAAGAAGGCATTTATTATCGCTGCGTTACTCGTGCCCAGTACGGCAATGGCTGAGGAGCCTTGCCCGAAGCACACCCCGCTGCACTTTGCAGCATCCGAGACGACAAAGGTCGTCAAGGGAACCG